CAGCTAGGCGGAATTGTAGTCTATATTGATACTGAAAACGCAACTTCTGTTGAAAATTTAGGTTTGCTAGGTGTTGACATTGAGAAGCGGTTTGTGTACGTTGATACACACTGTACGGAAGAAGTGCTTTCTATTGCAGAAGCTACTATTATGAAAGCCAAAGCAATGGATAAAGATGTCCCAATTACGATTGTGTGGGACTCTGTCGCAGCATCTTCTCCAAAAGCAGAACTCATAGGAGACTACGACAAAGACTCTATTGGTCTTCAAGCCCGCGCTATCTCAAAAGGCATGCGCAAGATAACAGGAGTAATAGGCGAACAGAACGTTCTGTTTGTAATACTTAACCAGATTAGAACAAAAATTGGAGTCATGTATGGAGATCCTGATACTACTCCCGGCGGTAAGGCAATCCCTTTTCACTCATCTGTACGAATCAAGCTGGGAGCAGGACAAAAAATCACAAACAAAGAAAAGGAAGTGGTGGGCATTAATGTTTCCGCCAAGACAGTAAAGTGCAAAGTAGCGCCTCCTTTCAGATCTTGTAATTTTGAAATTCATTTCGGCAAAGGAATTGTAGAACACGAGCAAATATTTGACCTTCTTAGAAAACACGGACCTGAAGTGATTGGCGGCAAGCAGGTCGAAGTAGCAGGGTCGGGTTCTTGGAAGACACTCACAGTTTCGGATGGAAAAACCGGTGAGGTGTTTGCAGAGAAAAAATTCTACAAAGCAGAATTTAATGAAGTTATCGCCAACCCAGAGTACTCTGACTATATTTCAGATCTTTTAGAAAGAGCACTCGTTAGAAAGATGTCTTCAGCAGAAGGAATGGACATCGACACAGACTCTTATGAAGAAGTAAGATCTGTCGCAATGGAGATTGAAGAAGACCTAGTGATCGACCCGGAGGCATAAAATGAAAGAGCGACCCATACTCTTAATTGATGGGTTAAATTTGTTTATGCGTCACTTCGTTGTTAATCCTACAATGAATGAGTCTGGCGATCACGTAGGCGGCCTTGTAGGCTTTCTAAAAGGTGTCCGACTTCTGTGTGAGAGAATTCAACCTAAACACGTAGTCGTCGCATGGGAAGGAGGAGGTTCTTCTAGAAGGAGAGCAATCTTTCCGGAATATAAGCAAGGTAGGAGACCTCAAAGGCTAAATAGATTCTATGCAGATGAAATTCCTGACACTGTTGAAAACAGAGACGTTCAGCTTTCTCTTTTAATAGAATGCTTAAAGCAAGTGCCTGTCAATCAAATCTACGTGTCCGACTGCGAAGCGGATGATGTAATAGCATATCTTTGCAAGTACGTTTACGAAAAGGAAAGGTGTGTAATAGTCTCTTCAGATAAAGACTTATATCAGCTTTTGTCTGACAAAGTAATACAGTGGTCCCCTGGCCAAAAAGCTTTTGTTAATAAAGAGCATGTAATGAGAAAATTTGGTGTAAAGTGTCATAATTTTTGCGTAACAAGATGTTTTACTGGTGACCCTTCTGATGGGCTTCCGGGAATTAAGGGTGCAGGTTTTAAAACAATGTCTAAAAGGTTTCCTTCGCTAGCTTCGGACGAAGAAATAACAGTTGAAGATATTATTGAGACATCTTTAAAAATGGCAAGTCAGTCAAAAGTAAAAGTCTATTCTAATATAATCGAGTCCGCAGAACGTGCAAGAATAAATTGGAAGGTTATGAATTTAGGACTTTCTGTTTTGTCTGCGAGTCAAATTAAAAAAATCATAGGTGGGGTCAATACTTTTGAGCCTACACGTAATAAAATAGCATTAATGAGAGTGTTACACCGTGAAGGTGTAAAAAACTTTGATGTTGATTCATTTTTTATGTCAATGTGCACAATTAAGTGTTAGGAGTAAATAGAGTGCCAGACGATATTAAATTTGCGCCCTCCGTCGGAGACGCACACTTCCGGAAATATGGAAAGACGTTTCAGGAAAAGATATTTCAAGGACTGTTGACAGACCACGACTGGGGATCACAGATGATTGAAGTAATGGATCCTACATTTTTTGATGTAAGGTATTTGTCTTATTTGTCTGAAAAATATTTTAACTATTTTAAGAAATACAAATGTTTCCCCACGCTACCTTTGCTTGTCTCAATTATTAAGGATGACCTTTCTGAAGGCAACGACATAATTCTTAGAGATCAGATCGTTGAATTTTTGCATCGAGTCAAATCAAACCCTAATATGGGCGACATCAACTATGTCAAAGACAAGTCACTTGATTTTTGTAAACGTCAAGCATTTAAAGAAGCACTAGAGAGTGCTGTAGACTTAATTCAAACAGACAAATTTGAAAGTGTTGTGACGCTTATGAAGCAGGCTGTAGCAGTAGGCATGCCTAACTCAACAGGACACGACTTTTTTGAAGATGCTGACGCTCGCTTTGTCAAAGTCTCCAGGGTTGCATGCCCTACAGGAATTCCTCGCCTAGATGAAAAAGACATCTTGCGAGGAGGGCTCGGAAGAGGAGAAATTGGTGTTGTTACAGCAAATACAGGTGTAGGAAAGAGTCATTATTTGGTACAAATGGGCGCCAATGCGATGAAGGCCGGAAAAAACGTAATTCATTACACATTTGAGCTTTCCGAGCATGCTGTAGGTCTTAGATACGACTCAAATTTATGTGACATTGCCAGTAACGATGTCCAAGATAACAAAAAGAAGGTCTTGGAGAGGTACAAAGATGGAGAGTTAGGAAGGCTTATCATTAAAGAGTATCCAACTGGATCTGCTTCAGTTATTACTATTAGAAATCATATTGAAAAGTTAATGTTGAAAGGTTTTATCCCGAGCCTCATTATTATTGATTACGCAGATATTATGCGTTCGACAAGAGCCTATGACTCTTTGCGTCATGAGCTTAAACTAATATACGAGGAGCTAAGAAATCTTTCTATGGACATGAACGTGCCTATATGGACAGCGTCGCAGGCTAATAGAGATTCTGCTAAATCAGATATTGTAGGCTTGGAGAATATGTCAGAAGCTTATGGAAAAGCCATGGTTGCAGACGTGGTTATTTCTCTTTCCAGGAAGGCAATGGAAAAGTCTACCGGATCTGGGAGGCTTTTTGTTGCAAAAAATAGAGCCGGAAAGGATGGTCTGGTATTTCCTATTCACATTGACACAGCAATGTCTAAGATTACAATACTAGATGAAAATCAGTTAACTCTAGATGAAGCTGTCAAACAAGATGAAAATTCTATGAAAGATCTTCTCAAGAAAAAGTGGCGAGAAGTCAGCAATCACGAAGACTAGATGAAATTGTTGAGGTAAAGAATTAATGGCGAATTATAATGAAGCGTATCAACAGAGCTTAGCGTACTTCGATGGCGATGAGCTAGCTGCCAATGTATTTATTACAAAATATGCCCTGACAGACAAAGAAGGCAATATTCATGAAATGACACCAGACGACATGCATCGAAGAATGTCGAAGGAGTTTTCACGAATAGAAGAAAAATATCCTAATTCCATGTCAGAAGAAGAGATATACGGCCTTTTAAAAGACTTTAAGTATATTGTCCCACAAGGTTCACCAATGTCTGGTATCGGCAATCCATATCAAATACAGTCACTTTCGAACTGTTTTGTTATTGAATCACCTCATGACTCTTACGGAGGTATCCTTAAGACAGATCAAGAGTTAGTGCAGATCGCGAAGCGCCGCGGCGGAGTCGGATTTGACATATCTTCAATTCGCCCAAAAGGCTTATCTACTGGAAACTGCGCCAGAACAACGGACGGAATTGAAGTTTTTATGGACAGGTTTAGTAACTCTTGCCGTGAAGTAGCACAAGGAGGCCGAAGAGGTGCCCTAATGTTGACAATCTCTGTGCATCACCCACAAGTCCGTGACTTTATAAAAATTAAACGAGACTTAACAAGAGTAACCGGCGCAAATATTTCTGTGAGATTGTCTGATGAATTTTTACAGGCAGTCCGAGAAGAGAAAGACTTCGAACTAAGGTTTCCAGTTGAAAAAAATAAAAAGAGAAAAGTTTCTCAACTTGTGGATGCCAAAAATCTTTGGGACGAAATTATCGAAAGCGCACACGCTGCAGCCGAACCCGGGTTACTGTTTTGGGACACTGCTAAGAAATTAACTCCTGCCGACGTTTATTCAGACCAGGGCTTTGGATCGACTTCAACTAATCCATGCGGCGAGATAATATTAAGCCCTTATGATAGTTGCCGCCTTATGCTTGTAAATCTTTCTTCTTTTGTCAAAAATGCTTTTTCAGAAGAAGCCTACCTCGATTATGAAGAGTTATCTTCTGTGGTTCAAAAAGCACAGAGACTTATGGATGATATGATCGACTTAGAGATAGAGCAGGTAGACAAAATTCTTGCAAAAATTAAACAAGACCCAGAGCCACCTGAAGTCAAACAAATAGAAAAAAATCTTTGGACAAAAATTCGTAATCAAGCGCTTCAAGGCCGACGCACAGGATTAGGCGTTACTGCAGTTGGCGATACAGTGGCAGCGCTAGGTGTTAGATACGGCTCTGACAAGTCCATTGAAATTGTGGAAAGCCTCTACAAGACTCTAACTGTTAACGCATATAAGTCTTCTTGTTTCTTGGCTAAAGAGCGAGGCGCGTTTCCTATACACAATCATGATCTAGAACGAGGAAATGAATTTTTAGAGAGAATTTGGAAAGAGGCACCTGAAGTTCGAGAAATGTCACAAAAATTTGGTAGAAGAAATATTGCTCTCGTGACAACAGCCCCTGCAGGATCAGTAAGTGTATTAACACAGACAACTTCAGGAATTGAGCCGGCTTACATGCTCTCTTATACACGACGAAAGAAGTTGACTGAAAATGATTTAGATGGAAGAGTTGACTTTGTTGATGACTCCGGAGACAGATGGCAGGAATATCCAGTTTACCATCAAGGTTTTAAGAAATGGATGGAGGCGTCAGGCCTAGAAGAAGTAAAAGACTCCCCATATTCAGGAGCAACTGCAACTGAAATTGACTGGGTTTCAAAAGTTAAAATGCAAGCTGCAGCTCAAAAATGGGTGTGCCACGCAATATCAAACACAACAAACTTGCCCTCAGATGTCTCTATTGACACTGTTAAAGATGTTTACATGGCCGGGTGGCAGTCAGGATGTAAAGGTGTAACTGTATACAGAGATGGATCAAGAGCTGGTGTTCTCGTGTCAAAGGAAAATGAGGACATAAAGTTTAAGACACATCACGCCCCGGACAGGCCATTTGAGCTTAAATGCCACATTCATCATGCGACCATCAAGGGTGAAGCCTGGACAATTCTTGTAGGTCTAATGGATGGTAGACCTTATGAGGTAATGGGAGGTCTTCAGAAGTACATAGAGATACCTAAGAGATACAAGAAAGGAACAATCATTAAACATCATTACAAGACCAAGAACTCTAGATATGACTTAAGGATTGGTAAGAACGGTGACTCTATTTTAATAAAAGATATTGTTGATGTGTTTGATAATCCTAATCACGCAGGGTTTACTAGGACGATATCATTGGCACTTAGGCATGGTGCAAAAATAAATTATGTTGTTGAGCAGCTTCAAAAAGACAGAGAGATGGATATGTTTTCATTTTCAAAAGTCATTGCTAGAGTTTTGAAGTACTACATTAAGGATGGAACAGTACCGGGAAAGACTACATGTGAAAATTGCGGTGCAGAAGATACACTTGTATATCAGGAAGGTTGTGTGACTTGTACTGCTTGTGGAAGCAGCAAATGTGGTTAACAATAAACAAAAGGAATAAGGAAGAGGTAAGTCAATGAAATGGACAGTTAAAACTTCAGCGCTATTAAAAGAGTACGAACTTAGAAAAAATCCTGTAATTGTTAGGGTTAATAAATTTGATGAAGAGTCTGCAAAAAAATTCAACGATTCTGTCGCACAAGCACATAATACAGGTCAAAGTGTAATTCCTGTAGTAATTGATTCATACGGTGGGCAAGTATACTCACTTATGTCAATGATATCATCTATTAAATCGTCCGAGCTTCCTGTCGCGACGATAGTAGAGGGAAAGGCAATGTCCTGCGGAGCTATACTGTTCTCTTTTGGAGAAGAAGGGAGAAGATTTATGGATCCTAATGCGACAGTTATGATTCATGATGTATCTTCTTGGGCTCACGGTAAAATAGAAGAGCTAAAGGCAGATGTGAAAGAAGCCGAAAGACTTAACGATATTGTCTATAAGATGATGGCACAAAACTGTGGCAAGGCTGATAATTATTTTATCAAGTTAATGGACAAGAAAAAGCATGCAGATTGGTATTTGGATGCTGAAGATGCAAAAAAACACAATCTTGCAAACCATTTAAGAGTGCCAAAATTAACGATTGATATAGATGTTAGTATTGGTTTTGAATAGAATATAAAATTATAGGAGAAAAATATGAGCGAAAGCAATCAAGAAAAATCATCAAGCACAGCTAGAATAGTGGCTACTGCAAACTTAACTGAAAAGCAAGTAAATGAGGCACTAGTTAGCTTTGTGTCCCAAGATGATAAATTATCCGAACTTTTAAAAGACCAAAAGTCCGTCGCGTGGATTAACTGGCATGTTAATAAGTGGGATAGCCCAGAAAGATTTGCAACAATTTCTTTTGGTGTAGTTAATCAGTCTGACGAAGAAAGCTCTCCAGCGGAGCCAAAAGATGAGTTATAAAATAACACAAAACTTCTCTTTATCAGAGTTCAGGTGTAAAGACGGTACTGACGTTCCTGAAGAGTTAATGGATAACGTATCTCTTCTATGCGAAAATCTTCAAGTACTAAGAGATGAAATAGGAAAACCTATTAGAGTCATTAGCGGATACCGCTCCCCAAAGTATAATCGCAGAATCGGAGGTGCCAGAAGAAGTCAGCATATGACCGCAAATGCTGCCGACATTAAAGTCAAAGGAATGACACCTGCTGAAGTAAAAGCTGTTATTGTTGATCTTATTAAAGAAGGTAAGATGATGAAAGGCGGCGTTGGGCTTTACACAACATTTACTCATTACGATGTGCGAGGAAGAAACGCCCGGTGGTATGGTAAGGGTGTAAAGGATGACAGAAACTAAGATAAAGTCTATAGACCTCTATTCAGACGGCATCGGTCGCGTTGATTATGTTAGTCATATGGGGCATGACTTAACTGTTGTTAATGCAGCCAGAGTTAGTTTTG